ACAAAAACACTTGTGTTCTAGAATATGTGTGATATAATATGAGTGAAAAGAAAAGAGGGAAAAGAAAATGAACAACAAGGTAGAGAAAATTTGTAAGGGCTCTGTTATTAATAGAATGGGAGGAAAATAATATGACTAAACAAAAATATAAAGAAGTAATGGAAACACAATACAATGATGTAATAGCAAAGATTCAAGGGTGGCACGAATTACTTAATATATTACAAGCTTTAAGTGATTACACAAATATTTGTATCGCAATGTGTGAAAGAATTTATGACGATAAAGAAATAAATTATTCTGATTATATTTATTTGAATGAGTATATTAATAACAACCTTAAAGAAGTTTGTAGGATTGTAAAGAAAGGATAACTTATGAGTAATTACACTAGTCTTAGTCGTCTGATTAATGAGTTAAATAGGACGCTCGGTATCACTAGTGATACTGAGCGTGAGAATCTAATCCAATCGTATTACAATCAAGGTTTGATTCGTTATAGACAATATTATCTTTTAAGGTCTAGCGTTGTTAAACACGAATACATCCACAACTATTTTATTCAAATGTATGGTGAGAATTGGTAGGTGATAATTATGGATTGGCTTGGTAAAACAACCTTAAAGATTTTATTAAAATAAAAGAGTGATAATTAATATCACTCTTTTAATATTTACTAAGTATATAGCTTAATAATCTTTTCGTTTCCTGGTTGTTATAATAAACGCAGCCCTCACGATATGACCGTATTAACATGTTGAGTCTTTGGTCTTTACGCCATAACTTAGCGATCATCATATTTTCACGGTTATTACTGCCAATTGAATAACAATATCCGTATTCTTTATTAATTTGTTGGTTGATATATACATATCCTGTGTCCATATCAATCCAAGCACCATAATAAACATCATCATAATATAGTGTACATAAATAATCACACACATTTGTTTTCTTCTTTATAAAGTCGTTTGTATCATATGCAAAGTTGCCAGCGTTATAATCTCCATATGTTGTACCCGATATTAATTTATGGAATTTCGATTTTTCTTTGTTTCCTTTTTTATAATCGCTATGACAAATTTGTACAATAATTTGCTCAACAGAATCATTACCTTTAAATGTGTTAAACTCTTTTGCGGGGTTTGGTGTGATTCCAAAATAACTAAAATATGGGTTAACAATGCTCACATTGTTAGCCAATAAATACACATGGCCTTCTCTTTGTCGAAAGATAGAGTCGATAATATTTAATAGAACTTCAACTTCATTAGGAATATATGCGTTGAATCCAGCTTTTTCGGGTATAAATTCATCCACAATAATTGTATCAATATCCACATAACTTGTTGATTTCAAACTCGCAAAGGCTGTTAAGGATGTTGCATAACCCATTTCGCAACCATTAATATAAAAGGTTGTAAAGTTTGAACCACCTGTTATTTTAAATTCATCCTCTTTAAAGTTTTCAAATTGATCGTTTAAAAATGTTTTGATTTTTTTAAGATCTGTTTTGTATCTTCTCAGATAAAGAAATTGTTTTCCTTTTTTCTTATACCGGCTTATACAGTCTTTTTTGAATCCATACGTTTTACCGATTCCACGACCGCCAATGATAAAATTAAGAAATTTATTGTATGATTTTATATTCGTTGGACTGTACCAATCTATTGTTTGTGTCATTTAAATACTCCATATGGATTTGTGTTATATCCTTTAGAGTTTAACTCACCGCACGCCATCCATCTACGTTCACCTGTTGACGCACTAATCCAACTAATCCAGCAATAGCCCTCACGCTTAACATAGCCGTCATAATTAACATGCATACCTTGTTTATAATATAAACCTGTGTCAACACCTTTTAAGCTTGGGGCTTTTCTTATTTTGATTGTACAACTAGGGTAGAATGTTGCTTTTTCTCTGATAAAATCACTTGGAATATAATTTAAAACATTACTTGTGTTTTCATTTAGCACCATATTTTTAGGAATAAACACAGTAGGGTACATAGCTGAGTAAGGTAAAGTAATAACATTAAAACCTTCATTATTTCCGTGTTGGTTTGTACCTAAAAATCTACCATATGATCCATTCACGTCACTGTCAAAAATTGCGATATGACTATAAGGTGTAACACCTGGTACGACTTTGAAAACAACGATTGCTCCTGGTTGTAATTGTGTTGCTTCAACGCAATGTGTTAACATTCCATTTGTTTTTCTATTCTCCCAAATATCTTTTACATAACCACTAGATGTGCAATTTGCGCCATTAAAACCATTGTATTGACAATAGTCCATATAGCCATCCCAACATTGACAACCATAAGCACCATCATGATCTACAGTTTTACCCATCATTTGCTGACGGTAATTATAATATTTATTTGTATCAATATTCATATTTATTACCTCCTAAAAAATATTGAAAAATAACCCATATTCTTGCAATTCCGCGTACAATTCACTTTCAATTGTGATAACCGCACGTCTTGAACCTTGTAAAACTTCAGCTAAAGTTTGAATACCAATGTTTCCTTTACGTTTAAAACTATACTCTTCGTGTCCTGTTGTATCATTTGCGCTATTAGGTTTAGAGATAGTTTTAGCAATGTTATTAACATAATCATTTGTATTAATATCAATTCGTCCTTCAGGTGTTACAGAGTTTAGAGCTATACTTGTATCTTCTCCGCTAGCTTGCGTTTTGCCCGTGCTATCGCGTGTATACGTTTCTGTATAGTTTGTGTTTGCGGTTGGATCGTCTTGATCTTGAAATGGAATAGTTTTAAACAACGTATAATATCTATCCATATTAATTTCAAACCAATGCTGTAACTCAAATTTCCAATACGCATAAGTTTCTTGTCCGATCTCATCAAACCAAAAGTGTTTTAAAATTCCCGTCTCTAACGCCTTACGTTTTTCAATATCATCATAGAATTTGTAATTAAAATCAAAAATCTTTTTTCTAGCGATCTCTAGCACTTCCGCGTCACTTAATTCATATTGTGCGTCAATTAATTCTGTAAATGCTAAATTGTGACACACTCCACAAATTGTTTCTGTATTTTCAGCTAGTACCGGACTTTGCAAAGTCAATAAATAGTTTGGTACTTTTAATTTATTCATCATTGTTATCACCTTCTTTAACATCCAAGTTTTTATTAATGTTAAAATCCTTAATACTTGTATTGGAGTCTAACTCAAGTAATTTCATGATCTCTTCATAATCTTCATATGGTGCAAATTCTACACTCGCATTTAATCTAAATTTTTTATTTAATTCTTCAATTGCTTTTTTACGTTCGCTTAACCAAATGTTTCTAGACGCGATAACCTGTTGATTGTTTGCGTTGACCTCGCCCGAAACTAACCTTTCTTTTTTGTCCATATTCGCGTTTTCAATGCCTAAAAATGTCATGCACTCGCGCAAAATTGATTGTTTCATACCGTGTAACTCATCCGCAATAAAAGGTGCATTTGTGTTTAGCACATTAATATCTTCCGCTCTAAATCCTTTTGACGTAAAGATCGTTTGTACACCTTGTAAAATTTTTTTCATAAAAACTTTAAATTGCTGTAACATTCTCTTATCACCTGTAATAATGTACGGCGTCCATTGCATGGTTAAGTTTTGATCCATAGTTCGACTTGTTAATGCTAATTTTTTGGCGTAAAAATTTAAGTATGGAAATAATCCAACATATAAAGGACTGTTTTTCATAACCACACACTCTTCACTCGTTAAGGTTTTCTTTACAAGTGGACTTGTTGAAACTGTATGATATTCTGTTGGTAAAGTGTAATGGTTTAAACGACCACCTAGTGTGATCTCACTACAAATTAAGCCTAACCTTTCATCATCATAAAACCCAATATAACCGCGTGTTTGTAGAATGTATTCTAAATAAAATGTGTTGATTGATTCCGGCAGACCTTTATATTTAAACATATTCAAACTTAACATTTGCAAATACGTGTAATAAATAAAATCCGCTTCGTTGTTATTCATTGTTGCAATGTCTACGGCATTTCTACAGTAGTCTGTAAACGTGCTAGTGTCATTTAATAAATCCATCTTAATCATCTCCTTTATTTATATATTAGAATAAAAAAGGTTGAACCGTCAACCTTTTCTATTAATGCACTTTCTTTTCTTTATAATTTCCATATTTATCAACCATATCTTCTGTATATCGTTCTCCATTATGACACTCATAATTTCCAACATCTTTTGTGTGCCATAGAGTAATTCCATTATCAAATGCACGTTTGATTTTTTCTAAATCGCTCGGGTCGATATTTTCACCCTTAATGTTACATTTTACAGTCTGTATATAGTTCCAATTTTGACGTGTATGTAAATTAGGATAGTCTATTGTATTTGTAGCATATCCTCGCATGTCCCATATTTTATTAATTTTATTCTGATATTCTTGTGTAGGTTTATATGCATATAAAACTAATGTGTTTAAATCGAGTGCTGTTTGTCTTAACACGTCATTTGAGCCGGTCACAATACTATCAGCGGTAGCCTGTGCGTCATGAATTCGAGCGTTATAACTATCCATAGCGTTTTGAATATTTGTCTGATTCTGATAGCGAGTTGTTAACTCTCTTAATTGATTACTGATTGCGGTTGATTGTGTACTAGCGCTTGCTTGTGCATTTGCATTTGCAAGTGCATTTGCGTTTTGTAAATTGGTTTGTTTCGTGTTGATTTGGTTTTGCATGGCGGTTTGTGTTATACCTAAACCAGCTCCAACTAAACTACCTACAGCACCACCAATATTACCGGTTAAAGCGCTGGCGATTCCACCACTTAATCCACCAATTGCACTAAAACTAGCGTTTATCATGTTTGATTTGTTTTGAAGATCGTTTAAATTACTAGCTAGATTTGTGTTTCTAGCTGCTACACTTAAGTTTAAATTATTCTGTAATGAAGTTTGAGCGCTTAACGCATTACCGGTTGCACTTGCGATTGCGGAATTGGTTTCATTTGATCTTCGAATATTTGATAAACCGACATTCATTGAGTTTCTAGATGATTGCATTAAAAGCGCCGTTTGGTCGCTTATAATTGGTAAGCTATCTTCATATTGTGACTCAAAAGAGTTATCAATGTTCATAATTACATCATTTTTTATTTTTGTGTTTTTCTTTAATTTGTAATTGATTGGTACAACATTTAATTTTGAGCTGTTTGGACTTCCAACAAACGCAAATTGAATTGCACTAAAATTGTCCCATAATTCATTTTTAAAAATCTTATTCGTTCCATTGTTATCACTTATTAATAAATAGGAATAAGGATACCATAGTATTTTAGTATTTTTACTAACTTCCGGATAAAAACGAAGTGGAGCATTCATAATATCCGTTTTAACGAATTGACTCGTATCATTATCGTTCATTTTACTAAAACCAAATGCACCATATTTTAACATAGTATAGCTACCTTCACCAACAATAGTAAAATTTTCTTTAACTATTCTTAACTCATTATTTACAAAAGCGAGTCCAGGAATATAGTTAGTTATAACAATAGAAACGCATTTACCGACTAATTTTTCATCTTTACGGACCGCGTCTAAAATGGTTCTTATATTGCTTATTGATAAATCTTGATCACTCGTATTTTTTAGTTTTGTAATTCCTAAACCTGTAATCCTAGAATATGGTAGTATATAATAGTTAACTTGGCTAGGTGCTCCCAAAGTTCCGGACGTATAAGTATCATTACCATCCATTGTGCATGTCATTCCAATGATCGCAAAACTCACGTAACTCATAGGGTTTAGGCTCATCACATCTTCAGCTATAAGGTCCGTACCGATTTCCAAGTTCTCCGGCTGTGTGTTGATACAAGGCTTACGGTTATCTTGTGGACTTTCTTTGTAGTATTGTGGTCTATGTTCATAGGCAATATATGATTCCATAAAATTATTTTCAATCTCGAACCGCCATGTCTGTATTACATCCGTTTCAAAAGAAATACTAGTAGCGTTATCATTTAAATATCCTAAACTTGTGATAAAGCAATAAATCCATTTTGATTTGTTGCTTGTATCACCATTCCTATAAATCATATAATTGTATAATCGTAGATCATCGTATAAACCTGGTACAACTACAGTTCCATCTTTTCTTTGATAGGTGTAATTCTCAAAAACAACATGATCATAATTATTCATAAAAAAATTAAATTGTTCTTCTGTGTTATTAAATGCACCCCAAAACGTATTGTTCATTGCGTCAATTTCCAAACCCTTTAACAAATAAATTTTACTTTGTGGGGTAAATTGACTATTTACAACTCCTATACTCATCTTAATCATCTCCTTATAAAATTATATTATTAAAAAATAGTTGAAAGTTCAACTATTTTATTTATCTTTGATATAATCATAAATTTCCCTAGCCTTCGTGCCACGCGTTGGTTGATTTGGGTCTGCTGGTCTTTCATAATTCGCCAAGAATTCAATCGCTAGTGTATAAGGGTCGGCGGTCGATTTTGAAAAACTTGCAAAACTTTCGGGATAGTCTAATGTTGCTATCCATTGTGCTCCGTTTTCCATCTCCCATTGGATGCGCTCACATTCACCAACTCCAAACTTAGAAACATCCGGATAATATCCCTTTTCTTTTAGCCAATCCATTATTTTTGTCCAAGGTGTCCACTGGACCAAACCATAACCACGACTCGCTACAGGTTGTGCAAATGGTATATCACTCTCCCACCTATTTGGGTTAACAGTACTTTCAAAATAGGCATTTCCTAACATTCCAGCAACCGAGTTTGCTGTCCAGCCTTTCGCTTTAAAGAATTGCCAAAAAGCAATACAATTTTGATTAGACTCATCTTCTGTAAGCGCACGTGTGTTATTAATATCTCCAGGTATAATCCATTCACCAACCGGTGTTGGTGGTTTGGGTGGTATTTCTTCTTTAGTTTTATAAAAGCCTAAATCAATCCCTAAACCATCTAGTATAAAATAATGTTTAATATATTTGTAACTTGGTTCTGGGGGTGTTGGTGGTTCTCCACCTTCGAATGTTTTCCACTGTTGACCATACCCATTAACAATATTTGTATCATTCACATAAAATACTTGTGTCGGTAGCACTGAGCCACTTAACGCATAACATTTATTTCCATATCTACAGGTAACACCATAATAAACAAGTCCGGCGTTTTGTGTAAATGTTTGATCTATATGACAATGATCTCCGGTAGCATATCCGGCTTCACCTGTGTGATAAATTAAATCACCTTGCGCATATCTTGTTGCGGTTGGTGGATCCGGGTCATGTGTAAAACTAACTGTAACATATGTTAACCCGTTAGGAGTCCACACGGGATTATCCGAACTGTAGGCGCGTGTATTACCTACACTATCACTATACGACAAGTGACAAGAAAAAGGAGCGTATACAGGTACTCTAGTTTGTCCACTTATTGCATTATCAAATGGATGTCCACAACAATGACTAAGATCACTTGGACCTGACCATTGTGTGATGTTCATTGTTTCCATTGGAAAAAGACAAACCTCACTGCCATTATATGTTAACTTTTGACCGGCTTTCATAAATTCAATTCCTCCTCTAATTCTACTAACTCTCTTAACTTATCTTTACATATATTGTATCGCTCATAATCCACATCTTTTAAGATGTGCATACATTGCATATAAAATTCAATATAAAAATAAACGCTTAAACCTTCCGGTAAACTATATGGAATATCTTCCGGTTTTTTCATTTTATAAATACTTGATAATTCACATTTATTATTCATTATATTAACCTCTGATTTTAAAAAAGCTAGATTTTAAATCTAGCTATAATTTAATGCCGTATAAACTACCTTCCACATCACTAGCTGTGCAACGTGCAAGTATCTTATCCGGGCCCGTTTTTGTTAGTGAAACGGAATATTTACGAGAATTGCCTTCGGTTGTACTATCAGCAGAAATATAATCCGCTGTCATAAATCCTATGCCTTTATAATCTGACTCAACAGGTAAATCATCAAACAAGCTAATTGGGTATACACAATTTCCAAGTATTTTATTTCTACCATAACCACTGTCAGTGAAATAAAGGTTTAAAAGCAATATATCATATTTATTTTTAATCACATTAACATCCATAAAGTTACTATCAACAGGGGATGCTGTGTCGTTTATGTTATATGGTGTTAAATTAGAAATTAATTCAATTTTAATATCGTTTTTCTCTAAAAGCTCATGTGCAACATTATTCGATTTTAAAGTATACATTTAAATACCTCCTTCACTTGCTACAGGTGTAGCACCTTTTTTAATGTTTATAATATCTTCTTTAATAGTATTGATCTGTCTTAAATTATTTTGAATACTTGATTGCATTGTAACACACAATTCTTTTAAACTAGTAATTTCAGTATTCATTGTTGACAATTGATTATTCATTGTTAACAATTGATTATTAATATTTAATATTTGAGCTGCTTGTGTTTTTTGTTCATTGTCCAATTTCTCTAGAGTCGTATTATATTTATCTTGTAATTGATTGATTGCAATCTCAATGCGTTCATCAACTAAACCAGGTAATTGATCTTTTACATGTTGCATAGTGTTTTCTAAATTTTCCGCAATATTTTCATTCCATTGAATAACAACATCATTTACAGCTTTCACGGTCCATTCAATATAACCCTGTAATTGATTAATACATTGGTAAATATTCATACCTGTATTGAATGCACTAACATATTGCTGTGCTAAATTTATACCGCTTAACTTTAAGCCGTTATATTTAGGTAAAATATTTTGTATTTTATCCTCATCCATTACACCCATGTTATTCACCTCCTTCTTTATAGCCAATTAGTGCTTTTAGTTTATCCGGTAGAATATCACTATTGATTTTAGAAATGTTTTCTGCAATACTCACAACTTCTGTAATGATCGCATACGTACAAATTACCGGCACTAAATCAACTCCAAAAGGTAAAGTTAAATAACTTTCTGCGTAATTAATAGCAATGCCTAAAGCGTAACAAAAGATAAAACCAACCTTTTTAAAAAGTCCATCTCTTAACTTATTTGATTTTATTTGTTCGCCTTCTCTTAATGCACCAACGATACCTGTAACCAAATCCAAACCGTTAAAAACTAATGCTACTAGAATAATTTTCATATGAATCACCTCTTTCATTTTCTATAATACTAATAAATAGTTGAATATTCAACTATTTTTAAACAAAAGAAAAAGAGCTAACTTAATAACTCTTTTTCTTCCAACAATCACAGTTTATAAAATACTATAGAAAGGAGGGGTGACATGTCCTACTCATGACACCGATATTATAACATAACTATACGTTATATACAACCTTAATATCACATGTGACATTAGAATTTGTATCTTTAATAGTTACAGTTGTTAATCCTTCACTAGTAATTTCTGATAATCCTTTAATGGTTACATGTCTTAAATCATCACTTAATGTAGCACTAACCATAGTAGCTTCGTTTGATGTTACCGTTAAAAGAATAGGTGCATTTAAACCATTAGTCTGTACTGTAAATGGTACTGTTACACTACCATCTTTTTTAACCTGTACAACTTGAGGATTAGAATAAATGGCTGTAACTTTTTCACTTACAGTTCCGGATACAAAAGCAATTGCATTTGCGAAACGACTTGTTGCGATACCTTCCCAATGATGTAAAAAATAATTCCAATATAACCCCTTAGCATTATACGCAACACCAACAGAATATTTCTGATCAAATACTCTATAAATTTCACTGTCAACAACTAACGCTTCGATTGTTCCTTGTGTTGTACTTGGTAAAGTTGGTAAAACTAACACGTGCGCTTTAAACTCAGCAAACTCTAACTGGAATGTCTGCGCTAACCATTCAATGTTTAAATAACTATTTGATTTTCCGTTTAAAATAACGTAAATATCTTCATAGTCATTTTGCTTAGTAACAGCCATAGCGTTATATTCATTAGTAGGCTCAGTTAAGTAAGATACATATTCTGTAATTTTACGAGCTAACTCTTTAGCAGTTTCAGTATCTGTTACCGCACTTGTATTAACGATTTTCATTAATCCATTTTCATAGTGCGTAACAAGAGCACTTTTCATATAATTATAATCGTCCTTGTTGTCTCCGTTGTACATAGAATCAACAATACGAGCGATTAAACTATTTACTCCATCCCAGCTAACAAAATACTTACGCATGTCATCATCTGTAATTGTTGCTGGATAATATGACTTACGATTAACAATATAAAATGCTGTTTTAATATCCGGCAACTCACGTTTAAATAATGTGCTTTCTGCGTCTGCTTGATCGTATTCATGTTCCTTAGCACACTCAACAAAATATTCTTCCATCGTGTAGCCTAATGCCATGTTAGCCATTTTAAATGGAGCTAACTTATTACGTAAAATATTTCTATGTGCAATAACTCTACCAATTCGAGTTGCTAAATTCATGAACTCAACACCTAAAGTATCAGGGTATTCTAATAAACCATTCATAAATTCTAGTGAACTAATTTCATTAGGATCACCAATTGTTGATTGGAAATTTGGAGAAGATGCACGATACATTGCGTTAGCTACTTCTTGCCCTGTCGGTTCATGGTCCATACCTAAATTATCTTGTAATGTTTTCGTTACATCTTTTGCGGTTGTTCTTGGCATAATTAATCACCTCTTTCATTTTAAATACCTAATTTTCTTAAATCCATTGGTTTTTTGGTTTCCGGTTTACCATCACCGGAACTTTCAACACCAATTTGCATAAATAATTTTGAGTTAGCCTCTGTTAAAGAATTATTCTTTTCGACTAATTTTGTGTTTTCAGCTTTTAAATCGTCTAATTCTTTAAAGTTTTTTTCAACTTCAGCTCGCATATCATTTAACATAGTTGAGCGTTCCGCCTGATCTTCAACTGTCAACACTTCCGTAAATTTGTTTCTCAATTCGTCACGTTCCATTTTTTACACATCCCTTCTATTTATAAATATATGATATTAATACTGTAAAGTCAATACAAAATAAAACCCTCTTTTAAGAGGATTTTATAATTATAGGTTGTAAAGTTTAAAGTGTTACCAGCTAGATTACTATTCCTAATTATGTTGTTAGCACGTTTTACCGCGAGTAAGCCTAACATACATGTCTGATTTCCGTTCTTTATTCCTTACAATAGCATATTATCACACTATTTACTTTTTTCCAAATCTTCTTTTATCTTATCTTTAACGTATTTACTAAAATTTTTTCCTTTCAATAAACATTCAATATACTCAACAACTTCAATTTCATCTTTATTAACGCATACACAATACTTATTAAAATGATCTCGATACCATTTATTTCTATGTTCTTTCGATTTTTCACTCATCATTGTTATCACCTTCCTTAGACCATGCTAATGGTTTTCCTAATATATATGTGTGCACAAATTCACTTGATTCATGATTGACAATGCTCCAACCATTATTTAAATATTCATTCAATGCGTCTATGTCTTTTCTATACGCGCTATAATCATAGTCTTTTATACTTCGAACGATTACAACTTTATTCTTCAATGGAGGGCTTCCGAACATGATCTCATTGAATTCCTTAAGTCTTTTATCACACGCCTCAAATATTCCACCATTTTCATAAGTTAACAACTTGTATTGCAATTCATCAATATCTTTTCGTAATATTTTATTTTCATTACGTAAATTATTATAACTATAATCAATAATTAAACCAACGAAAACAACAACAATTATATTTAACAATAAATTCATAAATATCACTCCTTTATAATCCATATAAATATAAATATCATTCCTACTGCATACACTGTAAATAGAAATGTAACACTCAAACAGCACAAAGCCATAATTAAATACTTTATTATAACGCTTAAAACACTTATCACCTTATCAAACTCCTTACCTGCTTTTAATGTTAAATTGTCTATCAACTAACACAATACCACCTGGTACATGTGTTTTTTTCAAACAATCATTTATAACACTACCAACTCTAAAGTTATCATATGTTACATTTTGTTTAGCCTTTTCCGTCATTCCAGCACATTTTACGTTTAGATAATAACATACGCCACCACGAATATAATAAAGATTATCCTTACAATCATTCTCATCAATATACTCTTGTTGGTGCTCTACATATTCCTTATAACGGATTTCAATTTCTTCAACATAAGATTTCGCACCAATAAAATACGATCTGTTAAAAATAGATTCTAGACCCCAATAACCTAGCTCCTTATCATCAATAATATCTTTAATTGCGTATGGAACTTGTGTACCTACTAAATGGATTGAATCCGTATCAATATATGCAACTCTATGAATACCTACCTTTTGTGCTGTACTTATCGTATACTTACGTGCATAAGCGGTAACAAATTCACCGTAAGGTAAATAAATAGGATCGCGAAATTGTTCATCAATAACCTCTTTCACTTCTCCATCTTCAAACGTTGTATACATAGGATCGTGTAACCTTAACACTCCATCCTCTTTATCAATGAATGGAATTTTAGGTGTGACATTTGGATTCGTTGCAAACTTACCGTAGACGGAATTCAATTGACGTTTAGCAATAAAACGCTTTGCACCTTTCGATTTTTTCTTAATTTCCATTTGTTCGTCAATAAACTGTCTAGCGATACCAACACAACCTTTGAATTTATACCCGTTGATAAATTCAACATCATAAATATCGTATTGCTCGTTAAACAACTTCCAATCTACGCTGGTTACAGTCATTCGTACAATATCACCATTTGAGCTTTCAACATATTTTTTACTTCCGAAAAATCGAGAAAACTTATCTAATGATATACATGGTATATGATCCTTTTTTATATCAAAAGCAAAACTAATAACACCAACCCATAGAGGATATTCATCATCCTGTTGATATTCACCCTCAAAATAAACAGGAGTCTCATAAGGTAATAATTCATAATACATACGAGATGGAAAAAGAGAGTTGACATCAAAAACTATGCCTTGCGCTATTTCTTTTTCTTTAAGCTCCGGGTTCGCCCACACGAACCCACCAGCATATGCGGATCTTAAATCTCGGTCAACAATCCTATCTAAAGGTGGAAATATTTTTTCAAATTCCATAGGTAAAGTTTTCTTAAATGCGTCAAAACTACAGCTTGTAGATGTCATTTTGTTAAATCCTAGTTTAAAACATTCGTTTAATGCCATACCTTCAATATCAATATCGTTAAACAAATAATCTATTTCATGTGGTGTTAACTCATGTCCTTTTTCTCTCTTAGTGGTATAATCTAGCTTTAATTTGCGTATTGGTAAATTAAAGTCATGCGCAATTTTTTTAATACTAAAAGGAATTAACTTAAACGAATCCCATATGGTAGTTTTTGTTGAGCGATAAATAGAATAATTCCACCAAATTTCTATCGAATACCACAATCCTGTATTTGATATGATCGTCTTAAAACAATTCGTTTTAGGCTTTTCAGAATATTCAAATCCATTATTTAATAGCCAGCTAACTATAAATTCACCATCAAAAGCAAGGTTATGAAAATATAATTTTCTTGTTTTTTCTTTACACCAATCTATAAACGTATCAATTGTATTACCATATTCCTTTATCTTTGAATCTTCAACAAAGCTTGCACCCCAAGCCCAAACGCGACAATCTAAAGGATCTGTAGTTGTCTCAAAATCACATGCCCAAACTTCTTTCGGACTTTTATTTTTTGACATACTACAACCCCCTTTATGCTACTACTTATATTTAACCATACCGTCTTTAACATAAGCACGACCGGTAAATATAGCTAAACTATCTCTTACATCACTTAAATCTTCTTTGATAGCTTTACTTAATTGCTCATTAACAAATTTTTGATTTTCTGTGTACTCACGACTTAAATCCAAATATTTAAAAGTATTTATCGCTTTTCGTTCTTGATACATCCATTTTAATAATTCTTTATCGGATAAGGATCTCATATCTTTTAAAATTTGTTGTCCTTCTTCCTCTGTTATATTGTGTCCTCGTATTTGTTCTTTTATAGCTGTTTTATAATTCTCTCTAAATGTTGTGATTTTTTTATTTTTCTTCTTAGTATTTTCCTCTAAGCTTTCAATCCGATTATCTAATTGTTTAGTATAACGATATGTTTGAATGTTTACATGGTGGACAGGTTCGAAAAACCCACCTCTATCATCTTTTAATACGGATAAAGCCTGTCTAACAGAAACACCCGTTGAAATACCGCCTTTTGTTTCCTTTAATTTATTTAAACCTACAGTACGTACCAATTTCTTTTTCTGTTTATTCTGTTTATCTATTAATTTATTCGCTTTTTCAATATCGTTACGATTAAAAACAACACCGTATTGATTTTTAAGATAACGATTTTCTTTGTTAAATTTTTCAATTGATTTTAAATATTTATTGAACTCTTTACGATCATTAAAATCTTTTATTGTACGAATGTCATTAAATACAACATCCTTTCCCATGTTTTGCGCTTTCGTTGCTGTACGCTTGGCACTTGCTATTGCGTTTCTTAACCGCTTAACGTCTTTTGTGCTTTTTCTCATTTTAGCCAATTTAAACACCCCCTTTTAAGCCAAAAATAAAAGGGTGCTTGGCTAACACCCTTAATTAAATAGGCTATTTAACAGCCATAGACAAATATTTATTTGTGCTTGAGCTTGATTTCTTTTGAATGATTGTGACACATACAGGTTCTTTCGTCCAATCATAGTTAAATACCTGCTTTAGTTGTTTTAAACTTTGCATGAAAGGTTTACTGTTTGTTACATAAGCTTTACCATCTTTATCAATAACAGTGATTAATTTCGAACAAATGATCTCGCCTGTTTTATCATTTTCTTTTTCAACGTCTTGAATAATGTAACCCGTTAACCATAAATCTTTACCGACTTGATCTGATAAACCTTCTGCATTATTTACAGCGTTGAATAAGTTAACACGCTGTTCGTGTGTCATATCCTCAGTCACTACTAAACCATTGTTTCCCATTGCTACTACTTCATTTGTTAAATTTTCCATTTTAATTTTCTCCTTTTAATTTTTAATGTGCTTTTTCTAATTAAATTATTTCAAGTTGTTTAATTTTTGGGTTAAGCATAACACCATTTACAACCTATACGCTTTTTAGTGAAGTCATAACACTTATTATTTTACATTTCGCACCTCCATTAGTTCATCTATTTGCATATTTATTAACACAAACCACATAACTAACATCACAATTAACATTATGAGTAAAATTATGTATCTGTTTGATACTTTGTAATACTTGAATTTTCCCACACAGTGTTGATATATTTGGTATACAGATAATAACAACCAAATTATGAAACTTGCAAGGATTAAATTACTAATACCCATAATTAATACCACTCATCATAGAGATAACCGCGCTTAGCGTTCTCCTCTTTCATTTGTTCAAGTGAAATCACGCCTTGTAATACCTTTCGTTTGAATACAGATAAAGTATTAAACTTAAATGAATAACTTGCCATCAGGCTTTTAGAACCTAATTTATAAATATCCATACGAATTAAATGTGTACGTTGGTATACAAGATGAAAACCAAGCTTATAATTACATAAATAATTTTCTATGACATCAACAATAGAATTAACGTTATCCATTGTTAGTTCGCTTGGGTAGTGACCGTGTTTATAAATTCTAGACATAATTACTACCTCACAGTATACTCATTCAAATCTTCTCTATACTCATTTAATTTTTTCTCTACCTTGTTGTTCATTTTCTTTTCCCTCTTTTCTTTTCACTCATATTATATCACACATATTCTAGAACACAAGTGTTTTTGT